ATTGCCACTTGATAATCAAATAGCTCTTTAGGCATTTCCGATTCTGGCACTGATTCAAATTGAACTACCTTCTGTTTACTAGCCAAGAATTCTTCATAATCCATATCTTATTCTTCTCCTCATTTCGCCACAATTAGCGATTGCAGGCTTAAGGAATCGAACCTCGATGACTCATATTAGTTTTGAGTCTCCACCAGTACCCGCACGATTCATCGCTTGCGCAATACCTCCAGATCGGCTTTAATTTCCAAGATCTGCGTCTCGATTAACTGCAATCGGCTCTTATCCCGTGGCCCCCCTTTTGGGCCTCTCTTGAGCTTTTCTGGCACCTTGATCTGTTTGGCTTGTTCATAATCTATAAAAAATTTTGTCGGATCTTGCATGCGTTTGGTGCGCACCAAATACCGAACGCGTGGAGCTGGGATTGAAAGCCATTTGGCTAATTTTTCAATCGAATCAATTGGAAAAAATCCATCATAAAATGCGTCAACTGCTTGATCACTCATTTCATACCTCGTTGTAAAAACACCGTTGGCCATGGATGACAGTTCAGGGTTAACCTAAAATATTAAATTGAAACGATCAATCCAATGCCATGGCCAACGGAAGATCCAATGGTTATTTGCTCCACTTGCCCTTGATTGGTGCAGTTGATACCGGTGGTGCTTTCGGCGGAAAATCAACCAGTTCGGGCTTTTGAACAGCAACTTGAACCGCTGGATAAAATCCCTTGACGACATTTGTTTCGCCGCCAGTATCGGCGCGCTTTTCAACCCTAATATCAATATTCAACGGAATGTCCTGCAATTCGCTGGAATTCGATGGCGTCAACACGCCTACCGCGCGACAGATTGCGCTTAGTTCGGCCTTGGCGATCGATACCGCAATCGGGTTAGGATTGTCGAGGTTTAGCCTAGACCACACTTTGCGATCAGCGTGCGGCCCTTGGATAATGGTAAACTCTAATTGCAAGTATTCACCATTGCCAGACTTCGTTGGTTTAGTCTCTGTTTTCGAGATCACAACGTCGTATTTCCCGGTAGGAATTACGTCGCTGGTTCCTTTAGCTGGCTCGATATCGCGTGCATTAAAACCTGAAAGATTCATGGCCTATCCTTTCGTAATTGCGTGACAAAAATCATTCCAAGATAACGGCAAATCTGCCGTTACCCCATATCGATTCTTAGCCAGGCACGCTGGACCTCCAACAGTCCGGAGAATGCGTGCCCCGCCATCCGCACCAATCGATCGAGCGATCGCCCTGGTACGGCCAAATCCGGCTCCATTCTCGACCTCGACGCGCATACGTCGAGTCGCAAACAGTACCGCATCGGTCCACTCGCACACAAGTCCGCAAGCGTGTTTGTGTAATCGTGGAGCGTACCTATCGTACGGCGTGCTCTCCGGATCCTCAAAACGCTCGACCTTTGCGTGCGCCAATAAAATTACGACCATATTGCGATCGTTGCGCAATACGTCGAGACTTGTTAACAACTCCCGCCATTTCGTAACAGCAAGCATATAACCTTTACCGTATCCGCCGCCAGCTTTTTCGATATTATCGACATTGTTTTCCGTGCAGACCTTGTCGAAAATCAGCCGTTCCAGCCAGTCGAGCGAATCGATGACCACGGTTTCATAATCGTGGTCCATAGTTTTTAATTGCTTCAGTGCAGTTGCAACATCATCGTATGACGTTGCTAACGGAAACTGCGCACAATCAATCTCTCCAATTCCATCCTCAGTAGGGATGAATATTGGCTCTGGACAACCAGCGGCAAAAGTGCTTTTGCCAATGCCTTCCGTGCCATAGATTAGCACCCGTGGCGGCTTGCCCGCCTTGCCTTTCGTTATGCCTGGTATCATTTCGTTTCCTCGTTGCGCCGAATCCTCACCGCTGGTCCAGCCAGCGCCCTGAAACTAGCGTGACTACCAGCGGCAGAATCCAAGACAATTACACATTCATCCTCGCCGTCGCCAAATACAATCTCCTCATGCACTCGCATATGCTCAAGTTCAGGTTCATTACCATCATTAATCTCAAGCACGGCCTTTCCGCCCGATGCAAATTTTAAGGTCAACGTAGTGACAAAATCCTCTTTGCCCTTAACAAAAATCACAAATGATTCGCCGATTCGGCGATGTACTCGCAAGCCCGGACGGAATGGTATGTCCGTCGTCATGTCATGTCCTCTCATCGTGTGACGGTCAAATGGATCTGACCATCGGTTGGACGGCTCATTGGAACCGCAATTGTGACGGCTACGTGAGTAGCCTGGCATCCAGTCAGTAAACATGCCCCAACAATAATTATACGGATCATGAGACGATCACTCCATGAATGTAGGTACTGGCGGATCCAATCGGATATCGTAATCCGCTGGTTTTGTTTTCGGCGAATTGTTGCCGTTGAGTGCAACCCAAATTCGCAATGCTTCGCCGTCGAGGTCAATCATTGCCCGCATTTCCGACACAACGCGTAAAGCTTCGTCAAAGTCTTGGCACCGGGCGTTCCTGAAATTGCTGGCGCGATTGCGGCAACCAACGCAAGACAAGCAATCATTGCGAGTACTATCACGCAGTTCATTTTTGAGCGGACATTTTGCACGGCAATCCGGATGCGGGTTGCGCATTGTGGACCTTTCCCGCATCCATACGTATTGTTGTTTGGTTTCAGCGTCAATGTATGCAGCTAACGCGTCAGACAAATCTTTTTGTGCGCTGATCAATTTGCGCGTTTGTCGGCAATCATCGGCGCGTATCTCATGGTCAAGATCACGCGGGTTGAATTCACTGGCTGGATTATTCTGCATTATCGAAACTCCTCCTCTTAACGGATCGAATAAGGTCAAACATCGATTCAAACATTTCGATATCAATTTCAACTGGATCGCTAAAATAACAGCAATCTTCGTTAACTTGCATAACGCGCTGTTGCGCAAATCCGTTGTGCATTTTGATCTGAACATGGTGCATTGATCGACCGGAAAAACTTTTCGGCTCTTGACCGTGCGATATGTCGATTTTTGCTGGCGCGCTGGATACCGTGTTCCAGTCGCGTTTATTCGTGCGCATCATCATTATCAGACTCCTTGCAATATCGCAGAAATGCTAGGATTCGTGCGGCCGCAACTGCGTCCGATAACTCTCGCTGGATTGTGTTGAGCGCATACATTAGCGCTCCATCAGACTCGAGATACTGACCTCGTGTGAGATCAGCCAAACTACGCGCGGATTGCGAAACCTCGGCTAGTTTCTGCTGGATCTGCATTTGCGCATCGGCGCGCAAGTCGGCCAGAGTAACGGGTATCGGCATATCGTTCTCCTATCGTCGTCGAGCGTGCCGTCGTGGCCAGCTCCAGTCCTGCACTCGATTAATGAATGCAGTGGTGGAGACGGTCAAAGAAAAACGCGGATGGCGAGACCGCACAAAGAAGTCGATGTCCACATTCCCCAGCCGCTGACGTATCGTGATGGTTCTCTTTGCTCACGACACGCCTTGCATCGGGACGACCCCGCCATCCGTGATCCATCAATTATTCAGCCCGCAACTTGTTGTGCATTTTAATTACGTCTTTGTAATCAATATCATTATTGCAGCACGCGTAAATAATGCCCCCTGAATATCGAGCGTGCATATCGTCGTCGCTGGTTTCCTCCTGCATGGCTTTAGCGGCCGATTCAACGTCATCCGGCGTAAGGCCAGCGGCAATCCACGCCGCCGCCGTAGAGGCATTCCAACACCCGATATCGCACCATGATCCAATCGAGCCATCGTCCTCGATGCCCGCATCGAGCCATTCATGCGCCGCGTCAGCAATGCAGCCGCCGGTAAACATATCGCCATAACTTTTTAAAGTTATTGCTGCGCCCTCGATCTTGTCGAGTTCCTCGATGAGTTCGTTCCAAGCGGATAGGTCGCTTTTAGCAAAATGCCAATATTTTGCCGCGCGCTTCATTTTGCGGGCAACGTCTGGCCGCTCCAATGCCTCGTCGATCGTTGGAACCTCAAGCTCGACAACCGAATACTCGCTCCAGTCGCTAATCGTGTAGTACGATCCGCCAATATCCATGAGCACATTGGGATCCGTTGATTCTGCGCAGACTTGTTCGCACGTCCGGCCATCGGCGCTGTCGATATAAATACGCGCGCCCTCATTGAGGCCAACATCTGCATTTTCCTCGGTTCCAGCGTTAACACCTTCGGCACTTTGCGACCACGAGACAATTGCAAGTTGCACAGATCCGGCGGAAAATACGTCATCGATTGTCAAAGTAACCATGGTCATCATCTCCTATCGTATCATCGTGTGAATGCGTCCCAGACCCCGTAGGGTTTCGACCGGCCGCCGCCGGTCTCATCAGTGGGCTAGGTGCGGACGCCGCGCTGTTCGGCCGCGTCAACAATTGCGCTACAATGAGCCCACAGTGCGCGGTTAGCCGCAGTGTTGTGGCGGCGTCCCATTAGTGGATGACCAGTAGATTCAAAAGTTGCGCATTCGGCCTTGTAAATACGTGCCCTGATTGTTTTGTCGTCCTGTCCCGCCATTGATTCCCAATATCGGTTGACCAGTGCGCGGTATTCGTTAACTTCCATCAGTGTGATTGTGCGGCTCATTGTCGTATCCCCTTGTCGTTTCTTATCATCGTGTCGCGTCGTTGCGACAAGATCAATATGCACGACTCCGCCGAAATACGCAAGTGGTATTTTGCCAATTTTTATAAAATTGTTCTAAGTCGTGAACTGGTAGCGGTTTACAGTTTCAAGTTTTTTTCTTGAGTCGCAATCTCGACTCGAGAAAACGCTGCAAATATACCGCCGAGTCATCGATTACCGATGGATTGTATGTGCTCCAATTGCGCAGATGGCCTAGCTGAAAATGACATTCCCGGCACAAACAGATCAGGTTATTCGGCTCAAGCTCTTTCGATGGATCCACGTCAAACGGGACAATATGGTGAGTTTCAAGCGTTAAACTTGAATCGCATCCAGCGCATTTTTTTCCGACAATAAATCTGCGCCGCACGGTCTCCCATTGTGGAGACCGTGGAGTCGATGACGACAAAAAAAACGCGCCCCAATTGATCATGTTATGATCCGAATTTGTTAACAAGCAATTTTAAAACGATTGACAAAACCAATCCCCATGGAAACAGGCCTTGCGCAACCTGACCAGGCTCGACCGAATTGATCGCCATCTCGATGACGCTGGCATCGTCCAGCACGCTGGTCGAGCCGGAGATGACCGGCCCGCCGCCCAACGTCTGGCTGAGTGCATAGCCAGCCACGCACCAGCACGCATGAGCGCTAGCGGGCACGTCAAGCGGCTGGCCCCGCACAAGGTCCAGCACAATCGTAAGAGCCTCTTTCGGAAACTCTGTTGGATAAGGAATTAACATATCAAATTCTCCAATCAAGTCGTGAAGGAAACCCGGAAACATTGGAAAACGCCCAGGAGTCGCCTTGCCTGAGCATGTAATCAATCGTTGAATCGTCAGCCCAAAATCCACCGCTAGGAGGATCGCCAGCGCCAACGGGACCGCTATTATAATCTGCCCCCCACGAATTCATAATAAACCCGCCAGGCCTTTTTGTCTGATACCCGATCAATGCCATGCAATGGTTCCAGACGCCACTAGCGGCCGCAAAACCATCCTTGTCGCGCGCCGATTTAAAACCTCGATTACTGCATATTGCAATACCATAACCGCTGGCCAATGCCTTGCGTGCTGACGCCCAATCTCGAACTAACGTAATTGCGCCAACTAAATGTTTTCGGCACTCTGGCTCGAGATCGTCAGGTATGCCGGTGTTACCCCATTCTTTGCAACGCTGGACAGAGTATTCGGTCAGATCATATTTGCCATGGATACCGCGATCGATTACCCCATATTGTCGCGCGCATTCCGCCGCCCATGCTCCGACAGATCCATCGCCGCCTTTAAGACGGCCCTTACCAATCTCGACTCGAGAACCCCCGTATATTTCTTCCTGCACCAAATTTGGAATTGAATTACTTTGAGCCGACAAAGTCGCTTCAATTGCGCAAGTAGTGCCAAAACTAACGCATGATCCAATGGATCCTTGGCTGCGATTAGGCCATTTCTTGCCGGTTTTGTTTTCATAGTTTTTCCACAAAAATACTTCGGCTAGCAATTCGGATTCTGGCACTCCTCCAGCGGGAGTCATGCCAAAAATAGGCATAGGTTGCAGCATCGCAACCTCGCCAACCGCTTCCGGATCGTCAACCCAACCGGGAACATAACTCATGATAATTTCTCGAGTGCCGCAACAACCCTAGCCATGATGTTACGGATTTTGTTGCGTATCTCACTGGTCAATAAGGTTTCTGGCGCATCGCCCAACGTCTGCCATTCGGCGGATATCCGTTCACGAATCGCAAGTAATTTGTCATCGGCTAATCGTTTACGTCGAGCGGCCAGCAATGCCGCATGGAATGCCCCAAAATCAACGATCTTCGGATCATCGACCAAAACAGCACCATCTCGATAGGTTGCGATCAAAGCGGCCTTGCTGGTCTTGGAATCAGGCTCTTGTAATGCTCCCCATATGTTCTCCAACGCAACCGCAAGCGGATCGTTAGGCAGTACTGGCGCAATATTGTTAACGGTCACGATGCAGATTGATGGATCAGAAGGAACGTCGCCAGCGGCGGTATATGCAATGAGTCGATAATCGCCGGGAATCATTGCGGAAAAAATGGCGCTTTTTGTGGATTCCATAACAATTA